CTTCGGCTCATACTGGGCGGCGTTCGTCGAGATCGGGCTCAAAACAAACCCGTTTGACAGTTGGTCGGACGGTGCCAAAAAGGCGCAGACGGACGTGTCCCGGCTTGCTGGAGAGGTTGCCCGTCTTCAGGCGGGTAAGGCCGTCGTTGGGGAAAACGGCGGCGGCGCTGCGTTTGTCGGACCGAGTGGTTCGGCCAAGTCATCTTCAAGACTTGCAGCGGCACAGCGCGAGCTCGACGCAGCGCAGAAGCGTCAAAAGTACTTTGATTCATTGATTTTCAAATCGGCCAGCGGTAACGCTAGCAAGTTGGAGTCTGATTTTTATGACTCTGGCCGGAGCACCCCTGCACTCGGAGATAAATCAGGCGCCGACTCAGCCGCCAAGGCCGCCAACAAAGAGCTGGCCGAACAAGCCAAGCTGCTGGCCGAGCTGTCGGGCCTGAGCGGCACGTTTTCGGAAGACTGGAACCGCCTCAATACCATTTACGGCAAGGGTGCCATCAGCCTCAAGCAGCTGACCGAGCAGCAGGCCATCTTGCTGGCCAAGCAGCCGGCCATCAAGGCCGCCGCCGAGGCAGAGGCCAAGCTTGGCGAGGTCCGCGCCAAAACGGCTGAGCTGAGCGACAGATACCTCGCCAGCATGATTGCCGAAAACGAGCAGCTGGTCAAAAGCAACCAGACGCTGTTGGAAGAGGTCGAAGCGATCGGCCTGAGTGCTGAGGCGCTCAATGTCCTGAAGCTGGCCCGGCTTGACGCCAACATCGCGCACGAGGAGCAACTGCTCATTGATGCCCGAAGCAAAGACCTTGGCGATGCGGTGATTTCACAGACGGAGCGAAAAATTAATTTGCTGCGCCGGGAGCGCGAGCTCAAGGCGCAGGAAGGCGCCAAGGAGATTCGCGCCGCCGAGATTGAGGACAACAAGAAGCGCGCCGAAGGCATCAGCCAGAGCATCAGCGAGGGCCTGCTCGACGGCTTCCGCAACGGCAAGAGCCTGGCCGACATCTTCCTGACCGAGTTGAAAGCCCAGTTTGCCAAAACCGTGCTGCAGCCGCTGATCACCCCTATTGTGCAGGCCGGAAACGATGCATTGACCGGCGCGCTCAAGGGCAGTTCCGGCGGCAGCATCATGAGCGCTATTTCCAGCTTGATGGGCGGCGGCGGCAGCCCTGCCAGCTTCATGAATGACGCCGGCGGCATTGAACTGGCCGGGTCGCTGAGTTTTGATGGTGGCGGCCACACCGGCAACGGCCTGCGCTCCGGCGGCCTGGATGGCAAGGGCGGCTTCTGGGCCATGCTGCACCCACAGGAAACCGTGGTCGACCACAGCAAGGGCCAAAAGGTGAGCGGCAGCACCACCGTGGTCAACAACTACACCTTCGGCAACGGGGTCAGCCGGGCCGAGGTGGTGGCCGGCATGCAGCAGGTGCGGGCCGAAGCCCGCCGCGACCGCGTGGAAGACGGCCGTCGGAGGCGCGGCTAAATGACCACCTACGCCTGGCCCACCACACGGGCCTTCATGCCGCGGCAGGCGGACATGTGGCTGCTCAACACCGACGTGGTCGAGCGCTCGGTGCTCGGCGGCGGCCAGCAGACCAGCGGCCAGCCAGGCGCGCACTGGCAAATGGCGCTGACCTTCCCTGAAGACCGCTCCGACCGCCGGCAGGATCTGCTGGGCTTTCTGCGCAAGCTCAACGGCAAGGAACACCGCGTGAGCCTGTGGGACATGCGCAAGTTCGGCGTGGGCAACGCTCCAGGCTACCCGGCCGGCACTATTGCCACCACCGGCGTCCAGGTCAAAACCACCGTGGCGCAGTTCGGGATTGCAGTGGTGTTCAAAGGCTGCGGCGCTGGCGCCACGCTGGCGCCGGGCGACATGTTCGCCATCAACGGCCAGCTGATCGAGAACTGCGAGCTGGCCACCGCCGACGGCTCAGGCGACATGCCGGTGCTAGTGCCCTCGCGCCTGCGTGCCCAGGCCGCTGCCAACGCTGCCGTCACGCTGATCCGGCCCGCCGCGCTGTTTGTACTGGCCGACAGCTTCCACGCGCCGCGCACCTCGGCCATGTACGAACCCTTTACGGTGGAATTTGAAGAGGTGTTTGCATGAGCGCCCGGGGCCTTGACGCCGGGCTGGTCGCAGCGCTGCAGAACGACCACGTTCCCTACTTTCCGCTGATCAAGATTGAATTCGACTCGGCCACCGTCTACCTGGCCGGCACCGACTTCGACATTGACTATGACGGGCACACCTGGCTGGCGGCGCGCGGCATCGGCACCATTGAAAAAACCGTGGAAACGCCTGACCAGGTGGAAGGCCTGAAATTCACCCTGTCCGGCGTGACTGACGAGGCGTTGGCCGACGCCCAGACCGAGGAGTACCAGGGCCGCGCCGTGACGGTGCTGTGGGCGTTTCTGGACGGCGCCACGCTGCATGTGGACCCCACCGCCTGGCAGGGCCGGCTCGATGTGCCCAGCATCGCCCTGGGCCGCACCACCAGCACCATCACCGTGACGGCTGAAAACCGCATGGCCGACTGGCAGCGCCCGCGCAAGCTCGTGTTCAACCATGCTGACCAGCAGCGCGTGGACCCGACCGACAACTTCTTTCTGGGCATTGAGGCGATGGAAAACGCCGAAATCGTGGTCTTCTCCAAAGAAAGCCAGATGCGATGACGCGCCACCCCGACTGGCCCACCCGCCTGGCTGCGCACCTGGCCAACGCCCGCGCACTGCCGTTTGCCTGGGTGCACAACGACTGCTGCACCTTTGCCGCCGGCGCGGTGCAGGCCATCACCGGGGAAGACGCCATGGCGCCGCTGCGCGGCAAGTACACCACCCAGGCCGGCGCGGCGCGGCTGATCAAGCGCGCCGGCAGCCTGCAGGCGCTGGTAACGCAGCACCTGGGTGAGCCCTTGCCGGCGCCTGCACTGGCCGGCCGGGGCGACGTGGTGCTGTTTGAGATGGCAGAGCCCTACGGGCCGCAGGCGCTGGGGATCTGCGTAGGCGCCCACCTGGCCGCGCCCGGGCCTGAGCGCATGGTGATGTTGTCCATTACCGCGGCTGTGGCCGCCTGGAGGGTCTGAGTATGCCGGCAGCAATTGCAGTCGCCCTCAGCACCGTAGTGGTTGGCACCATCACGGTTGGACAGATTGTGTTTGCAGTGGCGTCATTTGCCATCAGCAGCGCCATGGCCAATCGCGCGCAAAAGAAGGCCGAAGCAGCCCAGCGCGCCGCCGCCGAACAGCAGCGCGCCGCTTTCAACGCCGGGCTGGTAGACCGCACCACGGTGATCCGCAGCGCCATCCAGCCGCGCAACATCATTTTGGGCCGCGACGAGGCCAGCGGCCCGCTGGCCTGCTGGTTTACCTACGGCCCGCTGCGCAACTTCCACGCCTTTGGGGTGGTGCTGGCCGGGCATGAGTGCGACGCCATTGAAACCATCATGTTCAACCATGAGCCGGTCACGCTGGACGGCAGCGGCGCGGTGATTGCGCCGGCCAAGTACGTGCGCGTCATTAGCAACACTTACAGCGAAAGTTTCCCGGAGGGGCAACCAGTAGTGTTGTCTCGCACGCCGACGCGCATAGATAGCACTGCGGTCGTGATGGCCATGACGCAAGGTGGCGAGAACCCCGTCTACACCACCTTCACCAATGTGAACTACACGGTGGTGGAAACGCAGCCGCTGTTCTACATCAGGAAGTACCTGGGCTCACCTGGTCAGGCCGCCGCTCCCGAGCTTATAGCCGCGGCGGCGGCTGCCGGCATTCCGGGTGCCTGGGACGCCAGCCGAAAGGGCACTGGCATTTGCTACGTGACTTGCGTGATGGAGGCCGACTACAACATCCTAGGCCAGATCGGCGTGCCCAACATCAGCGCCGTGACGCGTGGCGTGAGGGCCTACGATCCCCGGCTCGATGCCACGGCGTGGACCCGCAATCCAGCGCTGCTGGCTCGCTGGTTGATGGTAAACAGTGGATTTGCTCCGAAAACGCTTCATGCAGAGGTGCATGCCGGGGAATTGCTGGCAAGCGCGAATGTGTGTGACGAGGGACTCTATTTCAGCCCGACCAGGCTAGACCAGCGTTACCAGGCCAACGGCCAACTCACCAGCGCCGCCAGCCCGCTGGACAACCTCAACCACATCCTCGACGCCATGGACGGCGACGCCGTGTGGATCAGTGGGCAATGGCAGATCATCGCTGGCTATTACAGAGAACCCACGCTGGAGATCAACGAGGACACACTGTCTGGCGCCGGCATCACCGTGGCGCCGCGCACCGCCAAGCGCGACCTCTTCAACGCTGTCAAGGGCACGTTTGTGAACGTCTATGCCGGCTACACCCGCATGGCTTATGACATGGTGACCAGCGATGTCTACCAGGCGCAAGACGGCGACGAGCTGCTGCCGGCCGAGGTCAACTTCGAGCTGGTCAATGAGCCGGCACGTTGCCAGATGATTGCCTGGCAGCGGCTGGCCCGCGCGCGACAGCCACTCACCCTGCAGTTGGGCACCACACTAAAAGGCTATGACAGCGCGCCGCTGCACACCGTCAATGTCAACCTGGCGCGGCTGGGCTACGCCAACAAGGTGTTTACCAACCTGCGCCGCGAGTTTGAAAACAACACGCTCGTCTATGTGCTGCAGGAAACCGGCCCCGAGGTGTGGAACTGGAACTACGCCATGGCTGGCGCCGGGGTGGACATTCCTAACACCAGTTTGCCCGATGTGTCCACCATCCCCGTGCCAACTGGCGTGCAGATTGAAAGCGGCACCGCCGTCCTGAAGGTGCTTGGCGATGGCACCGTGATCAGTCGCGCCCGCGTGCGCTGGGATCAGATCACCAACAGCTACGTGCGGCAGGGCGGCAAGGTCGAATGGCAACACAAGAGTGCTACCGTGCTGAGCGACGACTGGACCACCCTGGCGGCCGTTCCCGGGGGCGATGTCGAAATATTCACCGGCGAGCTGGTGGACCGCGACTTGATGCTGTTTCGCGGGCGCTGCGTCACTGGGCAGGGGCGCCAAGGGGACTGGTGCCCGGTGGTGAGCCACACCGTCATCGGCAAGACTGAGCGGCCGCCTGACGTGAGCAGCTTCGCCGTGGCGCTGGACGGCCTGGCCAGCTGGCCCACCATGACCGGCGTGCCGGATCTGGCGGGCTTCCAGATCCGCTGGCAGCCAGGCAACAACCGCAGCTGGGGCGATGCCACGCCGCTGCACACCGGGCTGTTGCCGGGCGGGCCCTACATGATCCAGATCCGGCCCACGGTCACGGCCACATTCATGATCAAGGCCTTCGACACGTCGCAAAGTCCTGAGTTTCCACTTGGCAATGAGTCGCGCAATGTAGCCGCTTCAGTCATCAACCTGGGCGACCCTTTGGTGGCCAACGTCATCCTGGCGTATGACTACAAGGCGGCAAGCTGGCCGGGCGTTTACACCGGCGCCACGGTGGTTGGCGGCAACCTGGTGGCTACGGCTGACGCTTCGCCACTGGCCTGGGACCCGAACCCCAACACTGCGGGCTGGACGCTGGACAGCGACCCTGGTTGGTCGCTGGACACCTACGGTGCGGTCACGTACCGGCCCGACGTGTTTATTGTTGACGATGCAGACGCAGGCGCCCAGCTCACGCTGCCCAATGAAATCGCCGGCGCCGCCTACCTGATTGAGTACCGAAGGGACGGCGACGCGCCCGGCTGGACCGGCGACACAGAGCCCGGCTGGACCAATGACGACGACCCGGCCTGGAGCGTAGAGGCCTGGCGGCCATGGCCCGGTTCCGTCGTGGCCCAGGGCGGCCGCTACGAGGCGCAAGTCACCATTCAAAGCCGTGATGTTCAAGGCGTGATCTCGGCGCTGGCATTCAGCCTCGATGTTGAAGACCAGTTTGAAAACGTCGGCCTGGTCAGCGTTCTGGCAGGCGGCACCGTCATCCCCACTGCCAAGACATGGCGCCATGTGGAGATCGGCCTGACCCTGGTGGCCGATGGCGGCACCGCGCGCACAGCACGCATTGAAAACCGCGCCACGCGCACCGTCACCACACGCGACGACACCAATAGCGCCGTCAACGGCACCGTAACCGCAACCCTTCAAGGATATTGACATGACCACACTCGCACCATCATCAGACTACACCTCGTCGGCAGCCACGCAAGGCAACAAGAAAACCTTTGTTGCCAACCTGCGCACCTTCATTGCGGACCTGTTTGGCACCGACAGCACCAAGGCCACAGCCCGCACCGTGCTGGGTGTCAGCACCGTCAAGGACTTTGACGGCTTCATCATGTCTACCGCCGGCAGCTCGGCCACCATGACCATCGGCGCCGGTGAGGCGATGGATGCGGCCAATACGGACCTGATTGTGCTGACGTCATCGATCGCCAAAACCACGGGCGCGTGGGTGGTGGGCACGGGCAACGGCGGCAAGGCCGAGGCTGGGGCGGTGGCCAACAATACCTGGTACCACTTCTACGCGATCAAGCGGCCTGACACGGGCGTGGAGGACGTGTGTTTCAGCACCAGCCCGCCGGCGACGGGGCTCACAGCCGCCTCTTATGTGGCGGGTGGCGGCAACGTGCCGGCAGCCTACACGCAATACCGCTGGGTTGGTTCGGGCCTGACCAACGGCAGCGCGCATTGGGTCAAGTTTATTCAAAACGGCGATCATTGGACGTGGGACTCGCCAAACAGCACTGACATCTACGTCACCGACCAGAGCACGTTGCCCATTCTTCGCACCCTGCCGACGCCGCTTGGCATCAAGGCGCTTGCCAAACTTTCGGGCTATGTTTCTCACACCAGCGCCGCCGTTCAGGTCAAGCTGTATGACCCGGCGCTGGGTGCTCAGACGCTGGCCGGTGGCCACCATACCGCTCTGGTGCCATCGCCCAGCGGCTACGGCGGCTATTCCTGTGAAGAGGTGATGACCAACACCAGCTCGCAGATCTACTCCGTGGCCAGCGCCGCGACCACCACACTGCTCGGCTCGGTGGTCGGCTACACCATCCGCCGCGGGAGGGACGCCTGATGCCCTACGTTGACCGCAACCAGGCCGGGCATGTCATCGGCATCTATTCGTGCGCGCAGTACGAAGGCCAGGAGTTTGTCGAGTCGGCAGAGATCTGGGTAGACCCCGACGTGGTGAAAAAACGCCTGCTCAAAGAAGCCATGAGTCTGCGCGACACCCTGCTGTGGCACCTGGAGCGTGAGCGCCGCAAGGCGGTAGGCGCTGGAGCGACTGCCCCGGTGCTGCTGGCCATCGACAACGCCATCAGCTCGCTGGAGGGCTTCTTCAACGACCAGCGCATCGTCACTGCCGTGGACGGCGCGGTGAAGCAATGGGCGACCATTGTTTATCTGGAAATTACCAACACGCTCAAGGTGGCCCACCGGCCGACCTTCGACGCCATCAAGGCACTGGACCCGATATGAGCCGCACCAAAATCATTTTCCGCGGCCTGGTGCTGCTGTGCCTGCTGCTGCCGTGCCTGTGGGCCGGTTTCATCCGCTTCCTGTGGATGCTGGTCACAGGCGATGCCGACGCCGGAAAGCGCGCCCTGCGCGCCTATGACATGGCCGCCAATGCCAGCGCCCTGGCCGGCAACCCGTTCGAGACCATGAGCAGCCACTGCGGCCGCGTGCGCACCACCTGGTGGGCGCGCGGAATCATCTGGATCACCGACCGCGTCGACCAGCCCGGCCACTGCGTGGGCGCCAATGCCAAAGAGCAGCCGCTGCTGGATCTGATCGACAACCACCGCAACAACAAAGGAGCCTGAAATGCTTGAACCTGCGGCGCCCACGGCGGCCACCATCATCAGTGCCGGTGTGGCGCTGCCGCTGCTGGCCACTGCGCCGGCGGTGGTGCCGCAGATTGTCGTGTTCGGCATTGCCCTGGGCCTACGCGCCGATGTGCTGGTGGCGGGCTTTGCCGGCGCGCTGGTGGCCATTGTGCTGCTGGACACCGTGCCCAGCAGCGGCGACACCCTGCGCGAGCTGGTGCGCACCACCTGGCGGCGCATGTGGCACATCCTGGCCAGCAGCGTGGCGGCCGGCTACATGACGCCGCTTTTCATGCTGATGGAAGGCCAGAACCTCAAGATCCCGGAGGGGCTGATGCTGAGCATCGCCTTCTTCATGGGGGTGGGTGCGCAGTTCTACCTGCGCAAATGGCTCAACAGCAAAAACGCCAAATTGACCGCTTTGGGCGGCAAGAAAGACGAAGGAGGCCCCGATGCCGCGGCTTGACCTTTTTGCCGCCTACCTGGCGGACCACCTCTTTCCGGCCCTGCACTGGGTCTCGGGCTTCATCGTGCTGGCCGAGGGCCTGAACAAGCTGGAGCGCATCGCCGCCAGGCAGCCCTGCACGGGCCTGCTGGGGCGCTTTGTGCTGCTGCTCAAGGCGGTGGCGTGGTTCTGCCTGTCGCTGGGCGCTGCCGGCGCCCTGGCCCGGCCCTGGGTGGTGGTCCCGGCTGACGGTCGCTTCCACTTTGCCAGCTACCTGGTGGTCGACCGGGTCAGCCTGGTGGATCTGCTTTTTGTCGGCGGCTTCGCGCTGCTGATTGTTCGGTCCCGATTCAAGGAGTACGCCAAATGAAACTGTCGCAACACTTCACCCTGGCCGAACTGACGGCCAGCAGCAAGGCCCTGCAGCTCGGGCTGGACAACACCCCGCCGCCTGAGCTGCTGCCGCGCCTGGTGTTGACGGCCGAGATGCTGGAGCGCATTCGCAGCACGCTGGGCGCGCCAGTCATCGTCACCAGTGGTTATCGTTCTGCCGCCGTGAACCGCGCTGTAGGCAGCGCCAGCACTTCGGATCACCCGCAGGGGCACGCAGCAGACTTCGTTTGCCCTGGCTACGGCACGCCATACCAGATCGCCAAGGCGCTGGCGCCGCTGGTGAGCGTGCTGGGCATCGGCCAGCTGATCCTGGAGGGCGTCAAGGGCAAGCAGTGGGTGCACGTCAGCACACGCGTGCCTGAGAAGGTGGCGAACCGCGTCATCACCATCACCGACGCCGGCGCGCAGCTGGGCATTCAGGAGCTGGTGTGAAGGCCGCACGGATCTTCCTGGTGTGCATCGTGCTGCTGGCGATCGTGGTGCCGCTGTACGGCTATCTCAGCCTGTGCGCTCCCCACCTGGGCCGATGGGTGTGCTGACATGAGCCTCACCAAAATCGCCATCTACGCCGCGATCGCGCTGGCGCTGATAGCCGCCTACGTCGGGTGGGCCAACCACCAGCAGGGCATTGGCTACGACCGGCGCCAGGCCGAACAGACGGCTGCCGACCTGGCGGCCTCCGCTGAAAACCGCCGTATCGAACAACGCCGGCAGTCCATGGCCGGGGAAATCACGAAAGCCAAAGATGCAAAAATCCGCCATATCAATGATCTTCTTGTCGCTGCTCTTGACGAGTTGCGCAACCGCCCCGAGCGGCGCAGTTCCGCCGCCGGCGATCCCGCCGATTGCAAAGGTTCCACTGGGGCCGACCTTTCAAGACCGGATGCAGGATTTCTTGCAAGGGAAGCTGCCCGAGCAGACACCCTCCGAGCCGGCCTTGAAGCCTGCTACGCCCAGTACGACTCGTTGACCACCAAATAGCGGACAGTGACAGTTGTCTCCTCCCGGGTCCGCGAGTGCCTGGGATTCACCCCCGCAGGCTTCACGGCCTGCGGGGGTTTTTTCATGGGGCGGGGCGGATGCGCGCCAGCGTGGCCTTCAGTTCGGTGTTCTGCTCGGGCGTCAGCGGCACGCACCACCATAGCTGCACGCGGCCGGGGTAGCCCTCCCAGCCGGCGATCTTGATGCCCTCGTCGACCAGCTTGATGTTGGCCGTGCCGAGCTGGCTGATAGCCTCGCCGGTGACGACGTCGAGCATGGTGGCCACGTAGGTGGGCTGGCCCAGGGCGTGGCGTTCGTAACGCAGGCGCGCCACGGTGCCGGTGGCGCGCACGGCGTCCGCGGGCAGGCGCTCGCCGTCTTTTCGCAGGCGGTAGATGGTGCAGTACACCCGGAAAGCATAGCGCGCATCGGGGTAAACTGCGGCCATGTGCAGTCATTACCAGGCAGAGAAGTCGCGCAAACGGCTGGAGCGCATGGGCTTCACGCTACCGATGGACTGGGAGCCGCCGCCAGGCTCCTCCCATATTTACCCCACGCAAGTCGCCCCCATCATCCGCCGGCCGGCTGAGCGCGGCACCGGCGACGACGCGGTGCCAGAAGTCGAGGCGGTGCCGGCCCACTACGGCCTGCTGCCGGGCTTTGCCAAAGACATCAAGTACGGCGTGCGAACCTACAACGCCAGGGCGGAAACGGTGCACGAGCTGGCCAGCTTCAAGAACGCCTGGGCCAAGGCCCGGCACTGCATCATCCCGTGCGAGGCCATTTATGAGCCTGACTGGCGCACCGGCAAGCACATCCCCACGCGCATCACCCGGGCCGACGGCGAGCCGCTGGGTGTGGCCGGCCTGTGGCAGCCGTGGAAGTCGCCCGCCGGCCAGTGGGTGAACTCCTTTGCCATGATCACCATCAACGCCGACACCCACGCCGTATTCAAAGAGCTGCACCGGCCGGACCCCAAGCGCCCGCCCGAGATGCAGGACAAGCGCATGGTGGTGATCCTCAACGATGACGCCTACCTTGCCTGGCTGGACGCGCCGGCCGAGCGCGCCAGGGACTTCCTGGTGCAGTATCCCGCTGACCGATTGGCGGCCGTCGGCGAGCCGCTGGCGCCGAAGGCCGAAGAACTTATTCAGGAATGACCATGCCGACAAGCGAACGCAAACAGTGGCGCCAGATATTCACCGACACCATCTTCACGCTGGCCGGCGGCGAGGTGGATATATTGCAGGTGGCCAGCTGGGCGATGCAGGCCCAGGCAGAAAAGGGCGACCGCGACCCTGTTGCCGTGGCGCATGAGGAGTTCAAAAGCGGGACGCCGCCGATTCCTGACTGATGGTTAGCCCACCGGGCTGGCGTTTTCGTCCTCGCCGGCCGCCAGAGGGCCCTTGTCTGGGTCCGCGACCAGCTTGAGCAGCTCGGCATTGCCTGCCTCGTGGGCGGCCTGCCAGGTGTCAAACGACTCATCTGAAGACTGAACGTCTTCCCACACCGAGGCGTCATGCAGCGACTCGATCAGCACCCAGTAGTAGCAGCCCGGGTCCGGCTCATCCACGAAGACAGCCAGGCGGCGTAGGTGCAGGGCGGGCATGGCGGGCTCCTTGGTGGCAGTGGTGGTCATGCGCCGAGGATAGCCGTCGCCATGGTCACCGGGCAAGGCTGGCAGCTACTTCTGCTGTAGGCCGTCGCCTGCACGTGCCGGCCGCAGCGCATTGAGCCGCCGGTATTTCTCGGCGGTGTCGTGGCCGTCCCATTCCCCTGGGTAGGGTGGCAGGCCTTCAAACAGGTAGGCGTGGCTGTCATGGTAGTGCCAGCTCACTTGGCCGGTGGGCAGGTCGATGTAGACGCAGCTGTGCCAGCCATCACGCCAGCCCTCGATCGCCGTGCGCTTCAGCCCTGACGGGTACAGCCTGGCCAGCGCGGCCACCAGTTGGTTGCGCTCCAGCTGCGACGTGTTGACGGGTTCGGCCATAGGGTCTCCATGATATGCGGTCGGAGAAGTGGAGGCAAACGGGCTGTCGGCGGCGCCGACGATGCGAATGGTCGGCCTGAGTTTAGGTATGATCGCGGTGTTGATGGGGAGAAGTGCAGCGGTTGAATCGAGCGGTTCTCACGTAAGTCGTTGATTTCATGTGAGGTATTTGGATTGCAAATCCGAGTAGGTCGGTTCGACTCCGGCCCGCGCCTCCATAAATAGCCTTTTAAATCAAGCACTTACAAGCCACCCTCGCGGTGGCTTTTCTTTTTCCGGGCTCGACTGGCCTCGTTTCGGCTTGAAACCGCCTGAAAAGGGCGGTCAAACCGCCCGCCATCGTCATCTTTTGTCGTGTTGGTCAGTACACTCGCACCAAACTACAGGGGCGAGACCATGGCCAGTGTGCGCGCTACGCCGGGCGGCAAGTATGAGCTGTGCATCAAAAGCAAGCTGCTGCCCAAGCCGGTGTACCTTACCTTTGGCGACCGGGCAGAGGCCACCAGCTACGGCGAGCAGGTCGACCGACTGCTGAAGGCCGGCGTGGTGCCTGCAGGCCTTGTGGCAGAGAAGGCCAGGCCGCAGGAGCGGCTGGCCATCATCATCGCGGCGTGGCTCAATTCTGGCCAGGCGGCGCCGTCTGAGAGCGACGTGCTGCAGCTGCTCAAGTCTGAGGTGGGCGGCGTCACGGTGAATGAGCTGACCTACAACTGGGCGCAGGCCTGGGTGAAGCACATGAAGCTGGAGCAGAACTTTGCGCCGGGCACCATCAGGAAGCGCGTGGGGGCCCTGTCGCGCTGCCTGGACGACTACCTGCGCAAGCACCCCGACGTGACGGTGGCCAACCCGTTGCGCCTGCTGCCGCGCGGCGCCTCGACGTACAACGCCCAGGACCGCGCCCACCTGGACAAGCTGGGCGAGACCGACAAGGTGGCCAAGGTGGACGTGGTGCGTGACCGGCGGCTCAAACCGGGGGAGTATGCCCGCATCATCAAGGCGCTGGCCGGCGAGAAACGCGAGGACAAGGAGCGGGCGCTGGACCTGAAAGAGGCTGACGGGCTGCGCATGTTGTTTTTGCTGATCTACCTGACGGGCGTGCGGCTGCGCGAGGCCTACACCATGCGCGCCGGCCAGCTGCAGCTGCGCGAGCGGGTGGTGAAGGTGCGGGCCTCAAAGCAGTGGTATGGGCGCGAGAAGTGGCGCGACGTGCCCATGCGCAAGGAGCTGCACGCCGCGGCCGTGCACTACCTGGGCCTGCGCGAGTACGGGCCGGATGACTTGCTGTTTCCGTGGTGGGATGGCGACGCTGCCAACCTGGCCCGGGTGTCGTCAAGGCTGTCAACGCAGTTTGGCCGGCTGTTTGCCTATGCGCAGTGCCCGGGCCTGACAGAGCACGACCTGCGCCACGAGGCCACCTGCCAGTGGTATGAGATGCGCGACGCCAGCGGCGGCTGGATGTACCGCGACAAAGAGGTGGAGAAAATTATGGGCTGGGCGCCCGGCAGCTCGATGCCGGCGCGTTATGCCAGCTTCAGGGCTGAGGACTTGGCGCAGCGGCTGTGGGTGTGACGCTCGCGCCGGCGAACTCAAGGAGCGTAGCGACGAAAGATAGCCAATCGTTCCTGGTGAGTTTGATCGCGCGCAATTGCTTGCCCTCGCGCCAGATGCCGTTGCTTTCCAGTGTTGTGTCGTCGTGGGACCACCACGCTCCACGAATGGATGTTCCCCAATCCAGACGGCCGGCGAAGAATGGCATATTGACCATGAGCAGAAACCAGCGATAGTTATCCGGGTCCTTGATGTATTCGAAAGTGCGTTCATCGCTGATTGCGGCACACACTTCCAGGGCCTTTCTGGCAAATAGCTCGCTCACCTCTGTGTCGTAAGTGGTGAATTCGAAGATGTGGTCGGACAGGAACTCCAGTCTGCTGACTTCTTTGTCGCCCAACTCCTTCATCGTCTCGAACCCGCACTCCAGCATTTCGCGATTGATCATTTTTCAGCCTCTGTTTTTCAGAATTTTAAGATTGTGCTGGCAGCGTAGGCGCCACCCGCGCACGCGGGGCTTTGCCCTTGGCGGCGCTGATCACGTTGCCGGCGGTGCCCCTGGCCTGGCGTTCGTTGCGGCGGCGGGCTGACTCTTCCAGGGCGATCTCGTTGAGGCGCTGGCTGAAGGCGTCGCGCGGGAGTATCCAGCTGCGGCCAAATTTGACGCCTGGCAGGTCGCCGTTGGCGATGCGCTCTGCAGCTGTTTCTGGCTCGCAGTCGAGAATGACGGCGGCTTCTTCGAGGGTGTAGGCTTCGGCGCTCATGCTGCACCCCGCGCGGTCAAGGCCTGCACGGCGGCCACCACCAGTGCCGGGTTGGTGTGGCTGGGCTGTTGTAGTTGCTGCTGCTGCGGTGCAAGGTAGGCCTCTACCATGGCCCGCTGGCGGCACCTGGCGGGCGACCAGCCGGGCTGTGACTGAATGAGGCGCTGCCGCGCGGCTGCGAACTGGTCTTTGCTCAGGTTGCCGCAGTTGGCCATGTTGGCCAGGGTCTTGGTCAGGCCGCGATGGGCCTTGGCGCGGGAGGATTCAGACATGGTTGATCCTTTTGAATTCGACTACCCATACCCAGGGGTTAGCCTCAACGCTCCCGTCGCCATTGATGGCTTCCCACAAGCTGAGGTAACTGATGCGCGGGTCGGCCGCGTGATAGTGGCGACCGTCAGGCAGTCCGAAGCCGTCATCGCCTAGCCGGGTAATGCCCTCGGCAATGCAATCAGCCTCGCTGATGTCTCGCAGGCGCTCGACGCGGATGCTGACCACCTCGAGCAGGATGCGGCTGGCCCAGCGGGGCATGTGGATGCTGGGGCGGCGCTTGAAACCCCAGGCTTTGAAGTCGGCGACGTCTTGCTCGGTGAGGCCGTCGGCGTCGAAGTAGTAGGGCGCCCAAGTGTCGGCGCCCTCGCGCATCATCTTGGCGGTGCGCTCGGGGCGCTGCCAGCCGTTTTCGCGCACGTAGAGGCGATCGCGGGGCCCGCCGTAGGGGGATTTGGCACACCACTCCAGCAGGCACTTCGCGCTGTCGTCCCAGCCATACAGCCAGTATCCTGGATCAGGGTGGTAGTAAGAGCAAAAATCGGTGACGCCGTCGGGCACAGCGATCTTCATTGCCCGCCGCGTCTGCGTCTTTGGATCAACCTCGCGCAGAGTCGCCACCACCATGGCTGCGCTCATCAGAATTGGACCTTCCTTCATACAGCCATGACCTTCACGTCGTGAGGCAGGCTCTTGCCTGCCAGGATGGCGCGTAGGCGCCTTTCGGTGTCTCGGTGGCACTGGACCATGGTGCGCTCGGGCAGGGCGGCCAGCACCGCGGCATAGTCTTCGAGGACGGCGCGCACGGCCTGAATGCCGCGGCCGTCGAGCCGGATCTGGCCGCCTTCGAGGTGGCGCCTGCCGGCCATGGCCAGGGCGGTGATGGCTTCGATCAGCAGGCCGCTGGTGTCTTGCACGGTACCCTGGCTGACCAGTGTTTCCATCAGGTTGACGGCGTCGCTGCAGACGCGCCAGTCGTCGGTGGTAGGCGCTGCGCCTTTCTCAAGCGCGGCCAGACCCAGCCACATGGCGGTGAGCTGGTGCAGGCGCCTGGCCTCGGGCATGGGCGCTGTCGGGCTGGCGAGCAGGATGTGCCAGTGGTTGTAGGTGGGGGGTGTGGCGCGGGGTTTCATGCTGCCTTCCTGAAAATCTTGGTCAAATCGCCACTGACGGCGTGGCCGCGATCGCGCAGGACATTCGCCAGGCGCGCGCGGTCGGTGTGGCTGTGGGTGGCCTGCCGCAGCAGGCCCAGGTAGCTGTTGCTGGCCGCGTAGACGTCTTCTGCCGGCATGGCTTGCAGGCGGGTGGCAGCGGTGGTCAGGGTGCGCTTGCGGGTGGTGCGGCGCCATGGCTTGATGACGTGGCCCACAAAGTCAATGCCACGCTCCACGGGCTGCAGGATGGTCTTGCTGGGGTTCAGGTGGGCGCCCAGCCGTTCGGGCAGCCAGGCGGTGATTTTCTGCAGCGCCTGGTTGAGGTGCTGGGGTGACTCGTGCAGCAGGATGAAGTCGTCGACATAACGCACGTAGTGCCTGGCCTTGAGCTTGTGCTTGCAGAACTGGTCAAGCGCGTCCAGGTGCACGTTGGCAAAGAACTGGCTGCTCAGGTTGCCGATCGGCAGGCCTGTGTCTGCCGGCGCGTTGAACAGGCTTTTGTGCGCCGGCACGCGGGCTAGCAGGGCGGCATTGCCGCGCACCTCGACGTTGCTGCGCGGATCGTGGAAAAGAATGGTGCGCGCCAGATCCAGCCAAAAGGGCTCTGTCACCTTGCGGGCCAACTGGGCCAGCACTGTGGCTTTGTCGATGGCCACAAAGAAGTTGGCCAGATCCATCTTCAGGTAAAAGGCTGGCCGGTTCCAGTTTTGTGTGACTGACCGCACGCCGTGCTCCAGGCGCTGTGCAGCGTACAGGGTGCCCCGGCCCGGGATGCAGGCGGAGCTGCCAACGTCAAAGCTGGCGATGAAGCGCGGGGCGATGGCGTTGTACAGCAGGTGGTGCACGATGCGGTCACGAAACTCTGCCGCCCACACCTCGCGCGGCTTGGGCCGGGTGATCACAAAACAAATGGAGCGGCCGGGCCGGTAGTGCCCGCCCTGCAGCTCATGGTGCAGGGTGATCAGGTTGGCCTCGAGCCGCTCCTCAAACGCCAGCGCGCTGGCGGTGTTGCGCTTGGTGGCGCGGCAGTCGAGGTAGGCCTGCAGCAGGTCCTCGAATGCGTAGGGCAATGAATCTGCGGACGGCTCGGCAACGCCCCTCGTAGCTCTTGTTGTTGTTGTTCTGGTTGCCGTTGTTGAAGTTCTGATTCCAGGCGTTGTTGTCCGAGTACTGCGTCGTGATGTGCTATCTACGTCGCCCTGCCGAAGGCTTGCGCCGATCAGCGGGGTAACTGCGCCGAACCTGGCCTGCGGTGGCGCAGCGGTATCCGTGGTGCGCATGGCGGTGGCCTTGTGGGCCAGCGGCACAACCAGATTCAAATTGCGCACGGGCATGATGGACTTGACCGTCATGCTGCAGGCGCTTTACTGTGGTGCGATGACTTGAGCCAGCCGCCACCCTGCTTGCCAATGCTGTCGAGCAGCACGATGGATTCTGCCCAGACCTTGTGCGAGATAAAGCGCATGTCGTGGCAGACGCGCAGCAGCACGGTGGTGGTGTGCTGCCGCTGCAGCAGAGTGCGGATGTGCACTGCGCGATCCGGCCCGCGCGAGGCGTTGGCCAGCGCCATCAAGTCCAGCATGTCGCAGCAGTGCACGGTGATCTTCTCGCCCAGGGTGCGCTTGAAGCTTCGCGGCATTTGCTGCTGCACGTTGAAGGCGAGGGCGACCAAGTCGCGCCCCGTCTTGTAAATCGGCAGGTCAGTGTGCAGTGTCATGGCTCGAAAGGATTAAAGGGTTAAAGGGCTAATCTGCGGACGGCTCGGCAACGCCCCTCGTAGCTCTTGCCGCCGGTGCTCTGGTCGCCGTTGCCGAAGTCCTGAAGCCAGGCGCCGCTGTCCGAGTACTGCGTGCCGGTCCAGTGCCAGCCGCTTTCAAACTTGTCCTGCAGGTTGGCGTAAAGCAGGGCGCTTTCGAAGCGGGTGGGCAGGCGGGCGCCGTTGCCCAGGCCGTTTGCCCATTCTTTGGCGGCCGCCCATGCCAGTTCCGTGGTGGGCTTGTCGTCGAGGAGATATAGGTGGCCATCGGCTTCGCCGTCCAGGCCGCGCGCGATGCCGGCGTAAATGCCGCCTACGTCCGCAGAGTGCTGCCCGATTTTGAGGAAGCCGTTGTCGGGCTGTGCAGTTGTCTGCACGGCGTCGTCTGGCGCCGGTGCAACGACGCGCGGCGGCAACGCTTTGGCCAGTGCGTCGAGCAGGATTCGCGAGCGCTCGGTCAGTTGAAGATCAATGCTGATGGTGGCATCCATGGTGAACTTTCAGAGTTAAAGAATTGAAGGATTCAAGTGCTGAGTTGAATCAGGCGGACGGCTCGGCAACGCCCCTCGTAGCTCTTGCTGCCGTAGCCCTGGCCGCCGCAGTAGAAGGTCTGACCCCAGGCGCTGTCGTCCGAGTACTGCGTGCTGGACCAGTACCAGGCATCTTCGAAAGCTTCGGCGCCGCCCTCCTGGAAGGCTTCGACCGTGGTCTTTGCTGGGGAGTCTTCTGTGTAGGGGTAGCCCGCCGGCACGCTGCTGGGGTTGTCGCCGCTGCGGTGGACGTAGTTTTCTTCCGCGGTGGGTTTGAGGTGCCGGTAGGCCAGCTCCAGCACGTCGCGGGCCGGGATGCTCCAGCCGGAGACACCGTCGATGTCGAGCGCCAGCACCTGCTTGGCGATCGGGCTGCCGGCGTCGGCCATAGCCTGGGTGTTGGCGGCGCTGTCGAAGTAGCTGCAGGCGCCCGGCACGCCGGTGTGGCTGGGCAGCCATGGGCCTTTGATATCGCCTTGGGCCTTGGGTGCCCAGCACACGGCGAAGATCGCCGCGCCCATGCGGATCTGGCCGCCGTAGAAGCCGCCTTCGTAGGCGGCCCCGATGGTTGCAGGCAGGGCTGCGGCTGGGGTTGCTTTTGCGTTCATGAAAACTCCTGGTGGTTGGTGGTGGGAAAGTGGTGGGGCGCGGGCTTATGCGGCCTGCGACAGTTGTTCTTCGGCAAACATCGCCACGCCGCCAGTGCGGCCTTTGAAGGTGACGTCCCAGAAGCCGCCGCCGTCTTCGCGCCTGGTGATGTGGCCGCGCTTGCCTGCGAAGCGCTGCTGGGTCATGCCCAAGCGGTCCGTGTCGCTGGTGACGGTGACCTGCAGGCCCACCGCCAGCGGTGTGCCGCCGGCGGCGTTGACGGGCGCGGCGGCATCGTCGGCGAACCAATGTGCGCGCGCGGTCATGATCAGGGTCTTGGCCTCGGCCTCGGACTGGCCTGTGATCTCCGTGAGTTCCTCCAAGGCCAGTTCAGCCAGGTCGTCACGGGTGGCGACACCGGCTTTATTCAGCTTGGCAATCAGCTCGGGCGTCATGCCTTCGACATCGCTCAGGTTGCCCGCGTCGGCATGTGCCGACGCTTCAATGCCTTGCATCGCGGCAGCGATGCCTTGACTGGCTTCGGCTGCTGATGTTCTGGTTTTGCGGGTTGGGGCGGCTGCCTTGGGCTTGGCCCCCCCTCCCCCCTGGGGTGGCAAGTCAGCGGAAACGGCGTCGGGGGCCTGCACTTTGCTGCCGGTTTTGGCGCGCATGGCTTGCTTGACGCCGGCCTGCACTGCATCCACGTCGATGCCGTAGTCGCTGGCGACCTGCAGCAGGCCCGGGTTGGTGGCGGCGGGGTCGGGCTGGAAGTCTTTGAAGGCGACGTCGTGGTGCATGACCAGCAGCAGCACCAGGCGCTCGGGCTGGCTGGCTGTGCGGCAATGGTCAGCCAGCGCCTCACGCGGGGCAATCTTGCCCAGGCCCAGCAAGGCGCACAGCTGGCGGGTCTGCTCGCCATTGGCCTGGCTGGCGAGGCGGCTGGCGATGATGCGCAGCACTTCGTCGGACAAGTCTTCCTGGCCTTTGTGCGGGCCGGCGCAGATCAGCGCGTAGGTCTGGGCCAGCACCTCGTCACGCCAGCCCTGCTCGTAGGCGTGGATCTTGTCGGCCTTGTCGCGCGCCTTGTCGGCTTCGGCCTGGGCTTTGCTGTCGGCGGTGTTCTGGGTTTCAAGCAGGGCTGCAGCGACTTTATGGCCGCGTTTGTTGAGCAGGTCGCGCACTGTCTGCGCGGGCAGCACGGCGATCAGGTCGCCTTTCTGGTGTGGGTTTTCCACCAGCGTGGGCTTGATGTCGTCTTTTTCCAGCAGGTTGCCCAGCAGCTTGCGCAGGGGTTTGTCGGTGGGGCTGTCTTTGGCGTCGTCGAGCCGCAAAAAGCCTTCAATGCCGCCAAAGCTGTTGGGCATGAGGGCCTTGGCCTCGCGCCCGGTGATGACGGTCTGGCCATTGGCGTGGGCTTCCTGCATCACGCGGGTCTCGTAGGCGTCTTGCTTGCGCTGGTAGCAGGGCGGGTCGGTGCAGATGTTTGCACCCTTGATGTCGGCAAACAGGTCGGGGTTGTGGCCGGTGCGCTTGTGGCATTCCATGCAGTTGCCGGCCTCGGGCACCAGGGTGATGTCGGTGATCTTGAAGCGGGCCTTGCTGAGCTCGAGCATGAAGTCGCGCTCAAGCGTGTCTGTTGCCTGGCGCACGGTGAGGGTGAACTCGCCGGTGTGTTCGTGCTTTTTGAGCAGGGGCAGGGCCTTGAGCTGCTGGGTGTGGTCAGGGATGCGGGCCAGCAGCAGGGCGCGGGTGGCGTCAATGTCGCCGGCCAGCAGGGCCTTGCGGGCTTCAATGCGCAAGTCGAGCAGCTTGATGCGGTTGAACACGTGGCGGCGGCTGCAGCCCACCTTGGCGGCCACCTGGTCGGCGGTGAGGTGGTTGTGCTGCATGAGGCGCTGGAAGCCTTCGCCCTCTTCGAGCTCGGTGAAGTTCTGGCGCTGGAAGTTTTCAATGAACTGCTCTTCGAGTGCCTGGGCGTCGGACAGGTCGCGCACGATGACGGGCAGGTCTTTAACCTGTGCCAGGCCGGCGGCCAGCCAGCGCTGCTCACCGCAGACGATCTCGTGCGTGGGCAGCGGCTGGCCCTTGGGGGTGTTGAGGCGCGTGTCGGGCACGCGGGCGCCAGGCAGGGGGCGAACAATCAGCGCCTGGCGCACGCCGCGCCCACCGGCCATGGTGGCGGCCATGGCTTGCAGCTTTTCAAGCGCGATGGGCGGGCGGTTGGTGAGGCTGGGCACCAGCAGGCGCCTGTCCATGCGGGTGAACTCTTCGCCGGCGTCGGTGTGGGTGTCGGCGGGCAAGGCTTCGCCCGTGGATTGGGAAAATTCTTTCATGGCGGGCTTTCGGTCAGACGGGGTGGTGTGGTGCGACAACGCCGCAGGCCTCGGGGGTTGGGCATTGCAGCTGGCCGCCGGCGCAGGCGTCGTTGTGGCAGCGGACGCCGTGGGGGGTGGCGGCAGTTGCAGGGCTGGCGCTGACGGGAATGGCGGCGCGGTGTTGTTTGAATACGCGAGCCTCCCAGTTCTTGTACTCGGCACTCCCCTTGTTCAGCACAAAGCTGCCGCTCAGAAAGCCTTTGAGGCCACACGAGGGGCAGGTGTCCCATTTCCCCACCCGGTCTTCGTATGAGCGGCATGATGGGCTTTGGCACTGATAGACCGGACCGCTCCGCAAATGCAACTCAAGCTGCAATTCAGACTTCGGCAGGTCCTTCAGTGGTCGCGCATCCCCGCCATCCAGCGCAGGGGTGGGCTGCACCACTGGTAGAGTGGCGGCGAGTCGCATCAATTCATCAACGCGATGCTCTATCCAGTCGGCCCGCTCCGTGTCTTGCGTTTCTCGCCACTCATGCAGCAAATTCCAGACTTCCCGTTTCTCGGGCGCCTCTACGGCCACTGGTGCGGCATCCTGCTTGGGTGGCGTGCAGTAGGGGCAGCGAGCCGCGTTGTGGTGGTTCTCCGGGTCAAAGCCTAACGCCTCGCAGATGGCGCGCATGTCCACCTCACCCCCCGCAGGAACAGAAGCCGCAGGGGTGGCGAAAGGCTCCCAGCCGATGACCTTGCCGGTGCCCTCACAGAAACAGTCCTGCTCCCAGCTCCAGCCCGCGAACTGCCATTCGTCCACGCCGGTGTTGTCGAAACTGTTGCCGCCGATGGTCCACTGAGGATGCTCGCTGTCCTCAAGCCGGTGATCCTCAAAATCGACCAAGAGCCTGATGATCGTGCCATCCCTCGGCGCAGTCTCCAGCGGCCGGCATGGGGCTTTCGCCCCCACATCGCCACCAGCACCACCGGGCACAGGGGTAGTGCTTTCGCCGTGATGCCACAGGAACGCGCAGTACGCCGCCACGTCGCGCGGGTCGCCCTTGGCGACGTGCTCCACCAGCTCGGCGCGACATTCGTCCATCCAGTCGGGCGACATCCAGCCGTCGCTATAGCCGTATTTCTGCTCGGCTGCGGCCAGTTTCTCGCGCAGGGCGTCGGAAAACCGTAGAACGAGATTGGCGGTGTTCTCGTTCATGGTTGGCGCATTCAGGCCGCCCTTCCTGCCTACGTCGTAACCGTCCTTCCAGATGTGAATCGGTGGCTCTGCCGTGCCGGCATCGGCGCCAGCAGGGATGGTGTAGAGCTTCTCGGCATCGCACATGGGTGGGCAGGCATCGTGCCGGGTGTAGGTTTCTTCGCCTTCGTGGTGCACGCCAGTAGCTACCAGATACACCGACTTCGCTGGTGAAGCGACAGGCGCCTGGCTGGCAAACTCCGCAATGTCCTGCGCGATCAGGTCCATGCATTTGAGGTCGTGCGCTTCCCTGGCGCGTTCGTAGTCGCCGGGGATGTTGTCCTGCCAGCCGATGGTGGCGGTGTTCCAGCCCTGGACGCGTTCGAAGATTCGTTGGGCCGTGGCCTGCACGGCCTGGGTGTAGGTGGGGGTGCTCATGCCTCGATCTCCACCTTGACGCCCGTCAGCCCGGCGTCGTGTGCCCAGAACTCGCCCAGCACCAGCTGCTGCAGGTGGCGGATGTCGTGGTCGTTGTTGATCACCGCGTCGGGTGCGAATTCTTCGCCCGTGGTTTCGGACGTGTGGCTACCGGCGGGAACGTCGCAGCCGGGGCGCTTGATCTGCCAGATCAGCCCGCCAAAGTTGTCGCGGACCATGCTGACTTCGTTGTGGAAGCGGCAGTCTGTGATGACGAATTTGGTGGCGAACTGCTCTTTCATGGCGTAGGCGATGCGCTTGCTGGTCTGGTTGATCCAGTAGGCCTCGGACTGTTTGCGCCGGTACTCGGTGCCCCACCACTGCAGCAGCTGGCGCGGGCTGCGCGGTTTGGCAAGGTCAACGTGCTCGCCCTTGGCCCAGAGCGCGTTGATCATGTTGGCGGTGAAGCCGTCTTCCAGGCACATTCCCAGAGCCAGCGCGCTCATGGGGTGTTCTTTGGTTTCGCGCTCCTGCAGCTGCTGGATGCTGATGCCGAAGGCGTTGGCGACTTCGGCATACAGCGGGTCGGCAAAGCCGTAGCTGATGAAGCCGCAATGTGTTTGCAGCAGCCGTGCCACGGTGTCTTTGCCGCTGGCCTTGGGGCCGGTGAGGCCGATGAGGGTGAAGGGTTTGGTCATGGTTGGTCTTGTGGTTGGTGGGTGTTATGCGGCCGGCAGCTTTGCCGCGGCGCTCAGGCCGAGCTGCCGGTCGGCATCGGCCTGGCTTTGCAGCAGGGTCTGCAGGCCGGCACTGGTCAGGGTGTAGTGCAGGCTGTCGCTGCGCTGGCCGGTGCGCTGCACCAGGCCCTGCAGCACCAGCGCGTCGGCCGTGGCGCGGGCGGCGTCGCGGGTCTCAAGGTCGGCCTGTCTGTCCAGCGCAGCCAGTTGAATGGCGGGCTGGTTGGCGATGATGCGCAGCACGCGGCGTGTGAGGAAGGGCAGGGCAGACATGGGCACGGCCGGCGCCGTAGGTTGAACGCAAGGGCGCAGTGCTCTGGCGGCGCGGGCGTTGATGCTGTGCAGCTTCCAGGCGGGCACGAGGTGGAAGGCGCTCATGACATCCTCCAGATGCGCGCTTTATCGGCGCCGGTCTGGGCGACCTTGAAGGTGCCGTGTTTGAGCTTGTTGCGCTTGGCGGCTTCTGCAGCCAGGGCACCCTTGAGGCTGAGGTGCACGCCAATGCTCTGGCCGGCCTTGGTGAGCTTGCTGAAGAGCGGGTCCCACTTGCTGCCGCCGTTGTAGCCCTTGACGGGGGCCGGCACGCCTTCTTCGACCACCAGGGCGTCAAAGTCAAGCGCGTGCCGGGTGCTGGTGAAGCCGCTGGCGGCGGGCTTGCGGGCGCGGGCTGGCTGCTCTGTCAGCTTGGCGCCGGCTTCGGCCTTGCCAATCTTGGGCCCGGCTGAGTAAACCTGGCCGTCGCGCACGAGCGCATCGTTTTCCACGGCCAGTTTGAGCTTGGCGTTAATGGAGTTTTTGTCATCGCCAAATTTGAGGGCGATGTCGGCCACGCTCAGTTCTTCGTCTGGCAGGCGGCGGAAATAGGCCATCACGCGCCCGGGCAGGGTGTCGGGCCGTGGGTCGTAAATGTCTGGACTCATTGGGTGCTCTCCGTGGTTGAGGTAACTTTTTCGGCATGCTTGACCCAGCTCGGCGGCAGCGGGGCAAGTTCGCAGGTTTTGACGTGGCCGCGCAGTTCTGAGTCCACCGGTTTGACGGCGTAAACCTCCAGATCCAGCGAGCGGCCGGCCTTGAGTTCGTCGTGGTGGTCTTTGAAGAACTGGGTGGCGTCGGCGCCCATCCAGCGCACGCACAGGTCGCCGGCCAGTTGCCCCGACGTGTCGCGCCCGCGCAGAATCAGGCCGCGCTCTGCCTCCAGGCTGGCGCCGGTGGTGCATTCGGCAGGCCGCATGGTGAGAAAGGCGCGCACCCGGATGCACACCTCTGGCGCGACAGGTGTGGCGGGTGTTGCGGCGGCAGGCGCTGCGGGCTGCATGGTGGGCTCAGGCGGCGGTGCGCTGGTTGTGCGCCTGGTGGGCGTCGGCGGCGGCCTTGGCTTCGAGCACGGCCTCGCAGCTGGTCAGCCACACGATGTAGGCGCGGCTGCCGGGCTTGTGCGGGTTGACGGCCACCGGGCCGCCCTGGGCCTGCAGCAGGCCTGCCGCCTCGCCTGACGCCTTGGCCTGTGCCAGCACGGCCATGTAGCCTTTGTCAAGGCTGGTGACGGCGGCCGGCTGGCGCGTGGGCCCGGGCTTGAAGGGCGGCAGTTGGTGGCGTGGCGCGGGCAGGCCGCGGGAGGCGTCGGCCTGCAGCTTGCGCGTCTGGCTTTCAATGCAGAAGCCGTTGGCGGTGCGGTATTCCAGCACCTCGCAGATCTGCTCCCACACATCGGCGGCCCAGTAGAGCATGATGCCCATCAGGCAAAGCAGGCCAGCGCCGGCCAGCACCCAGTGCAGGGCGTTGATGTAGCTGTTGTCGATGTTGAACGACGCAGCCAGGGCGATGAGGGCCAGGGCGCCGGCTATGGCGTAGGTGGTGGATTTCATTGCAGTGCTCCAGTACGAATAACCAGCAATTCACCGCTCTGGGTGAGGCCGATGGAGCGTGCTTCCTCGGTGCCATTGAGCAAGTGTTCTTCGAGTTCGTGGTGCGACTCGCACCAGAAATCAGCCATTCTTTCGGCGCTTGAAAGGCGCGCTTGCAGATCGCCGATTTCCTGATCCTGCTGAGCGGCGAGGGCGCGCAGGTGGCTCAGTTCCCATTGCTCAAGGCGGCGCTGGATACGGGATGTGGCCGCTGTGTGCTTGATGGTCATGACGCCGCTCCGTTGGCTTTGGCAATGGAGGCGCGCAACTTGGTTGCGGCGGCAGCCTTGGTCATGCCGTCCATGGTTCGCCCGTCTGCAGACAATCCATCGGCGACGACATCCATGGTCTTGAGCAGGTCCTTGACCATCGCGGCAGCATCCAGCAGTTCATTGCTCGCCAGGTTGTTGCCCTGCGCAGCGCAGTCAGCGGCAGCGGTGCGGATGATGTGAAGCACAGTAGGCGTGTGCAGGCAGAAGCCCTCGCACGCATCGCACTGCTTGCCGAGGGTGTGCGCGGCGCTCACGCTGGCACCTCGACCAGGTCGCCGAAGTCATTGACCACCATCGGAAAGCGGCGCGCAATGGTGCCCGGGGCGCTGTCGGCGTAGCGGTAGCCGACCCAGCCCTCCATGCCCCACTGGCCGTGGAAGCGCTGGGCGCCGGTGAGCATGTCCTTGGCCTGCTGGCAGTTGTGCCAGGAGTAGTGGCCATTGCGCGCAATGGAGATTGCAGGATCTGGCGCCGTGCTGGCAGTGCATGCGCGTGCACTGGTGGGGTGCAGGCTGGTGCTCATGCTGCACCGCCGATAGGATGTTGGCTCAGCAGCGACTGGCGCTGCTTTTCTGCATGGCGCCCCAATGACGCCTGAACAACTGACTGCGCTTGCTCAAAAGCTTGAAGAAGCCCTGGCCCTGCTGCCTGCGCGCACTGAATTGCCGTCGCTTCCGCAGGGGCGAACTCTTCTGACAATCTCCCGCCGGCTAATGGATCTCCAGATAGCTGTGTTGAAAATTCGGGATGTGACAGCTCGAAAGAAAGCCTGACCGTCAGGCCGTCGGCTTGCAGCTCGATCACTGCGGTGATGGGGGAAGGTGTTTGCATTTGGCCTCCGTTTTGTTGAACGTGAGGCCGATTATTAGCCATTGGATTATTGTATGTCAATAGCCATAGGATAATTATTTTGCGATAATGCCAAAACCCGCATGGTGCGGGGCAAAGGGTTCAATGATGGAAGTCGAAAAAAAACCGCCTCAAGGGGCGGTGGACGTGCTGGGTGGTGCCGTGATGGCGCAGTTGCGCCGAGTGGTGCTCGAATGCGATGCCGAGTTACTGGCCCGCCAAGCGCGGGCGGCTAGTTGCCCTGTTCGGGCCGGGCTTCTGCTGGCGCAGTCCAGCCTGAAAGCTCTTCAAGCAAGAGAAATTGCAAATCGGTTGCCGACATAGAGCGCACATCACGCGGCAGCCAGTGGTGCTTCTGGATCAGGTAAAAATGCACAGCATCCATGCCGCGCGCTTCTTTGTAGCCCTCGCGCCTGGCGATCTCGTCACCAAAGACCTCCAGGTAGTAATTCATCTACCCGCCAGCGGCGTGGCTTCGCTGGAGAATCGCATATTTTTCTTTGCCCATGATCGCTCTGCTTTCTGTGGACTATTTCGCGCCAGCGGGCGCCTCAGCGCAAAACACTTTGATCAGACTTTCTAGGCCGTCGCCTTCCATTGCGCCGAATGCGTCCTTCTTGTCGTCGACGTAAAAAAACCATCGCCTGTCACCGTAGGCCCCAAAGCTGTTTTTCGCATCAATGGTGCCGCATAGAACAAGACTTCCGTCTTTTGCCCTGGTGGTAAAAAGATTGTCGAGCCTTGCGCTTCCAGGGTCTTTGAGGTTCTTAGAGAGCGCTGCTTTTGCGCGCTTCTTAAGTGATTCTGAGATGGTCTGCGCAGCGATGTTAATGCTCACCAAGCTGACCACAATAAATAGTAAAACGGCTCTAGATTGAATCATGGTTGCCTTCGTTCTTATGCGGTTCGCGTCCTCGGAAAGGTATCACGACACCGTCTATTTTAATCATCGGTTCCGTTTTTCTTGGCTGGTTTCGCAAGCGCATCAATAAGCCGTAGCGCCGTGTCCCACTGATCAGGCGGAAGGGCCTCCATCAGCGCCATGGCCTTGGTGCGCGGATCGTTTTCGCCGTGTAGCTCTGCATAGGTCGGTGGCGTGTCCATCCAGCCGTGCTCGAGTCCAAGTTTAATTTCAATTTCACGCGCCATCGCGTCGCCCATTTGATAGGGCTTTGCCCGGCCAGGACGAATGTTTGCGTTGCGGATCTGGGCTAGTTTTGGGTCAGTTCGGGACCAACCTAAAGCGGTGTTTAGTGAGGCCGCAGAGCCATGGCTCTTGACAAGCATTTCGAGGCGCAAACGGCGGGTTTCAGCGGAGGTGTGCATCCATGCCATTGGATTTCCAATGGCTAATCTTTGGAATTCGCTAATGGCTATTGACATGTGTTAATCCAATGGCTAATAATTTGGGTATGAATTTAAATGCTTGGACTGGTGAGCAGCGAGGGCGGTCGCTCTGGCTTGCAAACGCCCTCGGGGTTACACCGCCCGTGGTTTCTGACTGGTGTACCGGCAAAAAGCAGGTGCCCCTTGAGCGTTGCGTTGCCATCGAGCGCGCCACCGGCGGCGAAGTCTCCCGCCGCGACCTGCGCCCCGACGACTGGCAGGACATCTGGCCGGAGTTGGCCGACCTTCAGTCCCCAGCACCTGCGCAACACCCGCCGGCCGACGCGCCGTCTGGTGCGGCAAGCCCTGTGGCTTCGCTGGAGGCGCTGTGATGGCAGTGGTTCGAATTGACTGCGACCCAGCGCCTTATCTGGCAGCGCTGGACGCGCTATCGAAACATCTTCCCGATGTCCCGCTGGAATTTCGCCAGCTTGTCCTCGACCGCTTTGATGGTCTTTTTCAAGCTGGCTGCATCCACATCGAAACCCTTCCCGCACTGAATGCAGGTGAGGTGCGGACTGTTCTTCAGCCGACCCAGGGTTTCCTTGATCTTTCGGCCGCAGTGCGGGCAAGGCACTTCCATGCTTTGTGAGTCGATTGTTGATTTCATGGGCGGCTCCTTTGCGAGGTTGGCTGGTGTGAGAACTGCCAATGTAGCAAAGCGGGTCGCCCACCATTTTCCCCGCCGCCATCACATCCGGCGCGCTCTGGTCGTCTCCTCCCTGAAAGAAACCCTGGCGCGGGAAGGTGCCAGGGCGTGGGCGCGTCGGGGCGGTGGGGGTTTTTCTTTGCATGTCCCCGAGTGTGGGCATGCGTGGCGCCGGCGTCTGTCGGCGCGCCGTTACAACAAACCCGGGGATTCGCTATGGATGTGATGCAGGCCGCCTTCAACCTTGCGGAAGATTTCCGCCCCGGCCGCACAGCTGGGCTGGCGCTGGCGATTGACAAGAACCCGACCACGCTGGCGCATGAGCTGAAGGAAACGGGCGGCGCCAAGCTGGGCCTGCTGACCGCGGTGAAGATGACCAAATACAGCGGCGACCTGCGCATTCTGCTGGCCTTTGCTGCTGAGTGCGGGCAGATGTGCGTGCCGTTGCCCGATGGCATTGATGCAAGCGCCGACGAGTGCATGGTGAAGCTGGCCAGTATGTCAAAGGAGTTCGGCGAGGTCTGCCAGGAGATCTGCATTTCGCTGGGCAACGACGGCAAGATCACCGACAACGAACTGGCGCGCATCGAGCGCGAAAGCGGGGAACTGGTCCGCGCGATCAATGCCGTGCTCACGGCCGTGCGGTCACGCAACCACCAGTTGCACCAGGCTGCACACGGCGCTGATCGGTAAGCGGCGATGGGCGTCATCCGGCGATTTTTTGAGGACGAATGGCGCACCGCGCCACGGTTGGGCTGCCTATGTCGGTGAAGGTTATGTCCCTCGTGTTCGAGCGTTATCCCAATGCGGCCGAGATGCTTCTGGCACTCGCGCTGGCGGACCATGCGCACGATGACGGGACGCACATCTATCCGAGCGTGGCGGCGCTGGCTAAGAAGACGAGGCGAAGTGAGCGTGCGGTCCAGTACCAATTGCGCGCCATGGTTGCCCGTGGGTGGCTGGTGCTGAGCAAGCAGGCGACCGGGCAGCGCGGCCTGACAAACCATTACGTGATCAGCGAGGAATGGCTGGCAGGCGGTGAGCCTGTGCCGCCCATCACCGAAATCACGGGTGCAAATTTTGCACCCGTGGAATCTGTGGATAACTCGCCGGTCACGGGTGAAACCAGCTTCGCGCAGGGGTGCAATGGGCTTCGTCCACGGGTGAAGCCCATTGCACCCAAACCATCATTAACCGTCATGAACCAAACCCCCCTTACCCCCCAAGGGGGGAATTGCGGTGAGGCGGATTCGCAATCGGGGGCGGGTGCGGGGAGGGCTGGTGGTCCGGACAAGGCCGAGGGCTTTGACCAGTTCTGGCGGGCGTGGCCAGACAACGAGGGCAAGCAGGACTACGTGCTGTGCCTGGCGCTGTGGAAGCGCAAAGGCCTGCACCGGTTTATCGAGGAGATCCTGCGGGATGTGGTGGCGCGGCGGGCAAGCGAGCGCTGGAAGGCGGGCTACATCGAGGCGCCGCGGCGCTACTTGCGAGGGTCGCGCTGGCTGGACAAGGTGACGCATGGCGTTTCAACGGCCGCGCTGCATTGGAGCGATACGCGCCCGGGCATCGAGGCGATGGGCGTTCGGCTCGGTGTCGGCCCGTGGGATGAGGCGCGCTTTCAGCGCACGGCTGCGCAGGAGGACATGTTCCACGTCTATGCGCAGAAGGTGAAAGCGTTGGCAGATCAAGTGAAGGTGTGACCATGCAGATCAGCATCAAGACCAACTTCCCTGATGTGCAGCGCAAGCTCGACCAGCTGCAGCAGGACGTGCGCGCCAAGGCGTCAGCCTCTGCCGTGAACAAGACCATGGAGCAGGCACGCACGCAGATGATCCGCGAGATCACCAGCGAGTACACGGTCAAGGCTGGCTTTGTGCGTGAGCGGCTTCGCATCAGCAAGGCCACCTTCAGGCAGGGCGCGTTCAACATCGAGGCCTCGTTGCAGGGCACGGGCAAGATCTCGGCCAACGTCATCGCCTTCAGTGCCAAACAGGTCAGCACCGGTGTGAGCGTGAAGATCAAGAAGGCAGGCGGTCGCAAGATCATCACAGGCGCGTTCATCGGCAACAAGGGCCGCACGGTGTTCAAGCGTGTCGGTGCCAAGCGCCTGCCCATCAAGGCGGTGGCCACCATCAACGTCCCGCAGATGTTCAACCAGAAGCGCATCAACGCAGCAGTGGTAGCCGCCATCAAGGCCAAGTTCCCCACCATCTTCGAACGCGAGGCGAAGTTCTACGTTGCCCGCTTCAACGGCAGGGCATGACCACCATGCACACCCCCCGTCATGGGTCCTTCCAGCGCCACTGCCCACACGGGGCGAAACGAGCGCGAAAAAGCGCTAGCTGGCCTGCTGGGGAAATGTTGACAAACAGGTTGACACATGGCCGCAGCTGATACCCGGTTGTTGACGCAGGCCGAGTATGCTCGGCACCGGAAGGCGCTCGGGCTCTCTGGCGGGTCGCGTGAGGCGGTGCGCAAGGCGGTTGACAGAAAAACAATCACGGTCTTCGGCGACAAGGGGTTGATCGACCCCGAGCTGGCAGACGCCCAGTGGCTGCGCAACACCCGGGCCCGCGTGAGTCCGCAGGCCCAGGCAGCTGCGGTGCCTGACCTTCTGGCCGGCGCGGCTACGGTGCAGGCGGTTGCACCGCCGACGCCGGCACCAGCGCCGACCCAGCCAGCGCTGACCAACGGCTACACCGACGCCCGGGCCCGGCGCGAAGCGGCCGACGCAGAGACAGCCGAGATCAACCTGAAGAAGCTGCGCGGCGAGATGCTGGTGACGGCTGACGTTGCCCGCGCGGGGTTTGAGATTGGCCGCGAGTTGCGCGACGCCATGGAGGCCTCGGTCAATAGCCTGGCCTCGGAGCTGGCATCCATCAGTAGTGCCGACGCATGCGCCGACACCCTGCGCCGCCATAACCGGGCGCTGCAGGATCTGTTGTCCAAGTGCTTCCGGGAAAAGATCGGCGCAGCCGCTGTGCGCGAGGTGATCGCGTGAACTGGACGGAGCACACCATCGGCCGCGCACTGTGCCGGCAGACCTTCAACCGCAGCGCCCTGGTACTGGTGCCCAACTGCAACTGGACCGGCAACGAGTGCGACGTGTTGGTGGTCGAGAAGGGACTGCGCATCATCGACATCGAGGTGAAGATCAGCCGCGCCGACCTCAAGGCCGACCTGAAAAAGGACAAATGGTGGCGCAGTTTCGACTGGCGCATGCACGGCGAGTGGAAGGGCCGGTGGGAAGACCGCCCGCGTGAACAACGGCAATGGCCTGAAAAGGTCTGGAAGCACTACTACGCCATGCCCAAGGCCATCTGGACGCCGGATTTGCTTGCATTTCTGCCGGTCAACAGCGGCATCCTGCTGCTGGCCGAGCCAAATGAGCGAGACCGGGTGCAGGTCGTGGTCCGATGCGAACGCATGGCAAAACCGAACCGCGACGCCGAGAAGCTGGCACCGGCCGCCGTGCTCGACATTGCCAGACTGGCCAACCTGCGGATGTGGGAAGCCTACGGCAAGCTGGAAGCCAAGCAAACGGCCGGTCAAACCCAGGCGAGTGACGGTCTATGAGCGACATGCGCGACGGCTACTTCGTCCTGATGGATGCCATCGCGCGCGGGCTCGAGCCAGATCCGAACCTGCTGCCGGATGTGTGGGCAGACACGTTCATGCAGATCGCCAAAGAGTCGGGGGCGTCTGAGCCTGGCGCTTACAAGACTTCGCGCACGCCGCATGCCCGTGCGGTGATGCGGGCGCTGGCGCCTTCGCACCCTTGCAAGCGGGTGGTGGTGCAGGGTGCTTCGCAGATGCTGAAGACGCAGGTGGGCCTGAACTTCCTGGGCGAGACGGTGCACCAGCGCCCGAAGAACTTCCTGTGGATCGTGCCGACCGGAAAACTGCACAAGCGGGCAGCCGCGCGTATCGACAAGACGGTGGCGGCCACGCCGGTGCTGCGTGAGCGTTTCGCTCGGCCCAGCTCGCGCACGTCGACCAACAACAACGACATCAAGTCTTACCCGGGCGGCTCGCTCTACATCGTCAGCGCCGGCGCGGCGGCCAACTTGTCGGAGCTGTCAGTCACCTACGTGGTTTATGACGAGGTCGACCGGAGCAAAGACAACATCGGCGGCGAGGGCGACCCCAAAGAGCTGGCCGAAACCCGGCAGACCTCGCACGAAAAGGACCGCAAGTCCTACTACCCCAGTTCGCCCACCATCGAGGGCGAGTCGGCCATCAATACGCTGTACCTGTCCGGCACCCAGCGCGTGGCCTTGTTCGAGTGCATCCACTGCGGCGCCGCCCAGCCCATGGAGTTCTTCAACGAAGACGGCAACCCCCGGCTGATCGTCAGCGACGACGGCAAGCGCGCCATGTATCCGTGCCAGGTCGACGGCTGCGGGGGACTGCACGAAGAGGGCGACAAGTCGCGCATGTTCGCGCGCGGGCTGTGGAGCGAGGGCGTGCCCGGAGACGGCGAGACCGAGAGCTTCATGATCTCGGCGATGTTCTTGCCCTACGGGTGGCTGCCGTGGATCTCGCTGATGAAGCAATACGAGTCCGCCAAGGCCAAGCTGGAAGAGGGCAGCGAAGAGTCGATGATCGTGTTTTACAACACGCGGCTCGCGCAGTGCTGGGCCCGCACGAAAGAGACCACGCGTTATGACGCCCTGATGAACCGGGCCGAAGATTACCGCCTGGGCACAGTGCCGTTGGGTGGGCTGGTGCTGACCGCCGCGATTGACACGCAGGCCTACCGGCTGGAGATGAAGGTGATGGCCTGGGGCGAGGGCATGGAATGCTGGGTGGTGGACTACCAGGTTATCCACGGATCCCCGGCTGAGCAGGAAACATGGGACAAGGCCGACGCGCTGCTCAGGGGGCGGTACCGGCACGCATCTGGCGCCATGATGACGATCAGCGCCGCCTTTGTCGACTCTGGCGGCTCCAACACTCAGGACGTTTACAACTTTACTTACACGCGAAAGCGCCGCAACATCTTTGCCATCAAAGGTGCCAGTCGGCCTAACCGTCCCATCATCAGCGCCAAGCCCACCTTAGTCGACGTTACGTGGCGCGGCAAAACCGAGAACAAAGGTGCCCAGCTTTGGCACATTGGCGCCGATACGGGCAAGGACTACCTGCAGGCTAGGTGGCCAAGGACGCAGGGGCCCGGCGCTATGCACTTCAGTAGCGACCTCCCTGAAAGCTACTACAAGGGCCTGACTGCCGAATACCGCACCACCACCTACAAGCGCGGGCGCAAGGTCAGCCACTGGGAGCAGAAGAAAGGTGAGGCCAACGAGCCGCTGGACTTGGCTAACTACAACCTGGCGGCGGCGTACTACCTGGGCCTGCACAAGAAGAACGAACACGGGTGGCAGGTCCTGCGCGATCGGCTGATCCCAATGAATCACGATCTCTTTGCGGCTCCTGATGCCGAGGGTCAGGACCCTGACGCGGGTGCAGTGCAAACGCGTGCACCGTTGCCCCCTGACCTGGCAACCCCGGCCACTGTGCCAGCCCAGCCCGCGGCGCCTGCGGCCTCCCCACCCCCACCCCAGCCCAACCAGGGCCGAATTTTTAAACGCGAATGGTGAACTCATGACCCCCAAAAGCCCACCCCCAGCCATCACCGAGCCGGACCTGGTCGACAGGATCTTCGACTACCTCCTGGCTGAGTTTCCGCAGATAGCCGGCTTGAAGCTGGAGGAGTCCAAACGCGCCGTGCGCGAGGAGTTCCGCGGCTCAGAGGCCTACATTCCCGGCCGCAGCACGACCGAACGGCAGCGGCTGGCCACTGAGGTGCTGGCACTCTTCAACGGGCGCAATGCAACCGAGGTGGCGCGGCGCCTGGACATCAGCCGCGCGACTGTGTATCGCAGGCTCAAGCAGGCCGGCAGCAGTAAATCGAGTCTCAAGTTTCCTGTAAATGAGACAAACAACCCGGTACGGTCTATCCCATCCAAACGTCCATCTCGCAGCAAAACGGAATAAACCATGGCCTTCACGCAAACCGACCTCGACGCTGTGAACGCGGCCATCTCCAGCGGGGAGCTGACCGTCAAGCACAATGGCCGTGAGGTCACCTACCGTTCCATGGATGACCTGCTCAAGGCCCGCACCACCATTGCCAATGAAATCGCATCGGCAACCAGTGGCAGCCGCGGCGGCACCTACCGGTACACGTTTACCACCGGCAGGGGCGAATGATGGTGAATCTGCTGGACAGGCTTGTCGGTGTCTTCAGCCCGGACCGCGCCCTGCGGCTCATGCGGTCCCGCGAACTGCTCAAGCGCGCGTATGAAGGCGCCAGCCAGCGTGACGGCTGGCGGCCCAAGCGCCCCGGCGCATCGCCAAATACCGATCACGCTGCCGACGCCACCACGCTGCGCACACGCTCTCGTTCGCTTGAGCAGAATGTGCCCTACATCGCCCAGGGGCTGCGCTCCCTGGTGGCCGCAGTGGTTGGTACCGGCATCACTCCCAACTGGACCGGGCCCGAGGGCGAAAAGTTCAATGCTGCATGGGCGGCAATGGTTCCCCTGCTGGATGCAGACGGCCGTCTCGACGTCTACGGCATGCAGTCCGCAGCCTACAAGGCGATGGAACGCGACGGCGAAGTGCTGGTGCGCATCCGGCCACGCCGCGTCAGCGACGGCCTGCTGGTGCCGATTCAGTTCCAGCTGCTGGAAATTGACTGGCTCGACTCGCTGAAAACCCAAGCCAATGGCGCCGACGCCGTCGTCAACGGCATCCAGTACGACTACCTGGGCCGCGTCACCGGGTATTGGCTGTTTGATCAGCATCCCGGCGAGATCGTTTCTTTCCGCTCGCGCAAAAGTCAAAGCAGCTTTGTGCCGGCCGACAAAATCATCCACCTTTTCACCCCTGACAGGCCGGGCCAAGGGCGGGGCTTTCCCCGCGTGGCGCCTGTGGTCGCACGAGTGCGGGATCTGCAGCTCTACGAGGATGCCGAACTGCAGCGCAAGAATCTTGAATCACGCCTTTCAGTCATCGCCAGTGGCGACCCGGCCACGATGGCCGATGGCCCACCAGATCTGAACGCCGGCGCTGACCAGCAGGCAGTTGCGCAGCGCACTGGCGAGCTGGGCCAACTTGCCAGCGGCGGCATCACACGGGTGCCGGATGGTATGAATCTCACGATGGTCGAGCCGAAGGCCGCGCCAGGCTACGTGGAATACGTCAAGTTCAACCTGCACCTCATTGCCGCCGGCTTCGGCGTGACGTACGAGATGATGACCGGTGACGGCAGCGACACCAACTTCAGCAGCGCGCGTGGGCTCACGCTCAACTTCCGGCGAGAGGCTGAGGTAACTCAGTGGAATCTTCTGATTCCCAAGCTGTGTGACCGCATGTGCCGCGCCTTTGCCGACGCGTGTGAACTCGCCGGTGTCGTCAAGAAGGCGGACTACACGGTCGAGCATGCCACGCCGAAGTGGGACTATGTCAATCCTGCGCAAGACGTCCGGGCCGACATGGATGAAATTGGCGGTGGCCTGTCGAGCTTCAGCGAGAAACTGCGGCGCCGCGGCTACAAACCCGAGACGGTATTCAAAGAACTCGCTGCCGACATCACCAAGCTCAAAGCGCTCGGCATTCTCGACGTGATGCTGATGATGCAGAAGGGCCGGCAGATGGGTGATGGTGCGGCTGATCCGTCGCCATCTCCCCCTGCAAAGAAATAGTTTTCTCCGCTATGGCAAGGAATTCCGCCGCCAGCCACGGCTACTTCAAGGAGTCACTATGAAAATGTTCCGTTCGTATGCTTGGGCTGCACTGGCCTGTCTCGCGATTGCATCCACTGTGGCCTGGGCGATTCGGCCGGCATTTGATGTGGTTACCGCAACCTACCGCAAGGTCAAGAAATGGGTGCTCGACGGCTTCAAGCTGGCGGCCGGCGGTGAAGGGGAAAGCCAAGCCCAACCGGCAATCCTGCTGGTGCAGGCCAAGGCCTTTGTGCTGCGCTTGGCCAAGCGCGAGCGCCCCGAATTGACAGGCTCATGGCGGATGTGCCCCTCGACGTGATGCTACTTTGACGTTCGCGAAAAGGCCCGGTGACCCCGGGCCTTTTTGTTGGCGCCATACGCAGCTGCAAATCGTCTCAAGTTTCCTTAACTTGAGACAGCATCCCGCGCAAAGTAGCGCCCATGCCTCAAGCAAAAACCACATCTGTAGCCACGCGCCGCGACGACCTGCCGCTTGCAGGCCGCTCCATGGAGCTCCGCGACTTCAAGCGTGCAGAGCCTGCTGAAGGCGCATTGGCGCCGTTGGCCACGGCCAAGCTGGTCTTCACCTCCGGTGCTGCTGTCCGTCGCTATGACTGGTACCGCGACCGGCCGTACATGGAGCAGCTGGTGGTCGAGGAAGGCGCCATCCGAATGGAACGCCTGCAGCGCGGCGCGCCGCTGCTGAACAGCCACAACTCATGGGATCTCGAGGCGCAGCTCGGCGTGGTTGAGAACCCCTCTATCGTCAAGGGCGAAGGCGAGGTGGACACGACTTTCTCGCGCCGTGAGTCAGTTGCCGGCTATGTGCAGGACGTGCAAGACCGCGTTATTCGTAACGTGTCGGTGGGCTACGTTCGCCACCGTGTCGAGATGGTCGAGCCGGCTGAAGAGGGCGGCATGTGGGTCTACCGCGTGATCGACTGGGAGCCTTACGAGGTGTCCCTGGTGCCCATCCCTGCCGATATGGACTGCCAGGTTCGCACGGCCGGCAATTCCGCAAGCGGCGACGAGGCCGTCCAGCTGCGCACCTTCCCATGCGAATTCCTCGAAATTCGCGCATCAAACAACCAGTCTCCGCCCACGGTGGGCATTTCCGCCGCAAACCTCAACCCTGGAGTATCAGCCATGACCCCTGAAGAAATCGCCGCGGCGGAAGCAACCCGCATTGCGCAAGAAACTGCCGCCCGTGCAGCCGTCGAAACGGCTGCCCGCACTGCAGAGCAATCCCGCTCCGCTGACATCACCGACCTGTGCCAGCGCCACGGCGTGACGCAGTTGGCCGCCGGCATGATCCGCGCGGGCAACACTGTCGAGCAGGCGCGCGCCGCCGTGCTGGAAGAAATCGCCCGGCGCGATGCCGCTGGCGGTGGCCACCGCAACGTGGTTGTCCAGACCGTGCGCGACGAGCAGGCCACGCGCATGGCCGGCATTGAAGAAGCCATTGCGCATCGCGTCATGCCATCTGTGACGCTGACCGACAACGGCCGCCAGTACCGGGGCATGAGTCTGCTGGAAATCGGCCGCGACTACCTCGAGGCCAGCGGCGTGAACACCCGTGGCATGGCCCGCATGGAGCTGGCTGGCCGCATGCTGCAGCACCGCTCGGCAGGCATGCACACCACCAGCGACTTCGCCTCGCTGTTCGCCAACGTGGCCAACAAACGCCTGCGCAATGCGTATGACGAAAACCCCGGCACCTATGGCCGCTGGGCCCGCCGCGCGCCGAATGCGCCCGACTTCAAGAGCATGAGCGTGGTGCAGCTGTCCGGTGCGCCCGACCTGCTGCGCACCAACGAGCACGGCGAGTTCAAGTATGGGTCCATGACCGACGGCGCCGAGACCTACGCCGTGCTGACTTATGGTCGCATCGTGTCGCTGAGCCGCCAGGCCATCGTCAACGACGACCTGCGGGGCTTTGACCGTCTGGTCAGCGCCTTTGGTTCCAGCTCGCGCCGCCTGGAAAACCGCACTGTGTACTCCCAGCTCACCGCCAACGCGGCGCTGGCTGACACCGGTGCCCTTTTCAACGCCACGGTGGTGACAACGGTGGGCGGTCACGCCAATCTGGCCACTGGTGGCGCTTCTGTCTTGCAGTTCAGCTCGCTGACCACGGGCCGCACCGCCATGCGCGTGCAGAAAGGTCTGCAGAGTGAAGAACTCAACCTGGCGCCTTCGTTCCTGATCGTGCCCGCAGCGCTGGAACAGACGGCGTACCAGCTCACCAGCAGCAACTACGTACCTGCCACAAAGTCCGAGGTCAACGAGTTCCGCACCGGTGGCCGTACAGCGCTGGACCCCATCGTCGAGCCGCTGCTGGATGCCGCCAGCGCAACCGCCTGGTACCTGGCTGCCAGCAACTCGCAGATCGACACGGTCGAGTACTGCTATCTGGACGGCGCCGAGGGCCCGGTCATCGAATCCGAAATGGGCTTCGAAGTCGACGGCATCTCCTACAAGTGCCGCCTCGACTTCGCGGCCAAGGCTGTTGACTTCCGCGGCCTCTACAAGTCTGCCGGCGCGTAAAGCGAATTACCCGACACCTGGCGGCCGGGTTTCTCCAACTCTTTCACCTCAAGGACCTCATCATGAAAAACTCTACCCAACAGGGCAGCATTCTGACCCTCACACCGGCCGCCGCAGTTGCGTCTGGCGTTGGCTATTTGTTCGGCGCCGGCTTGTTCGGCGTCGCCACGGGTGACGTGCCAATCAGCACGCCCGGCGAATTCAAGACAGACGGTGTGGTCACCATCGGCAAAACCAGCGCATTGGCCATCGCCGTTGGTGACCGTCTCTTTTGGGACGCCACCAACAAGGTCGTCAACAAGACCACTACGGCCCAGCAGTGCGTTGGCGTCGCGGTGGAGGCTGCTGTCAACCCTTCGACGACGGTGTCCATGAAGATCGGCCAATACCTGCCTGTGGCGACCTGATCGGCTGACTAGCGTTACCAGGCTGTCAGAGCATGCCCGCATCATTCGCCGCCCTCGAAGCCCGCGTCAATGCAGCCGTTTTTAAACGGCTGTCAAACACGCAGGCGACGGTGGACGGCATCGTGGTCGACGCAATCTTCGACAACGCCTACCAGCTGGGTGACGTGGGCGGTTCGGGCATGGCCTCGACCGCTCCCGTGCTCACCCTGGCCACGACCGATGTGCCTACCGATCCGGTGGGCAAATCGGTGGTTGTCAATTCCGTTTCTTACGTTGTCGCCGCGCATGAGCCCGACGGCACCGGCGTGAGCCTGCTGTTGCTGGAGAAAGCCGCATGACGGCATTCGGCACCATCGTTGGGGCCATCAAGGTCGCGCTGGAAGCCGGCCCGGCCGTGGCCCCGCAGGTTGACCGTGCGCGGCTGCGGCCGGTGCCTGAGTCGCGCGACACGGCGGTCGTGATCCGGCTTGACGCGGCCGACGCTTCGCGGTTTGCCATTCTGAACGGCCCCACCGACTGGGACACCACCCTCTTCATTGAATGCTACGCCCGCAGCGCTGGCGCCACCCAGACCGCCGACCAGGCGGTGGATGCCCTGCTGGGTGCCGTGTGGGCCCGCCTGGCGCTGGACACCACTTTGGGCGGCCTGGTGATGGACCTCAACCCGGTATCGCTCGCCTACGACTTCGACGGCCAGGCTGACGACATGGCCTGCGTCACGCTGGCGCTGCGCGTCCTGCACCGCACCAATAACCCCTCTCTGGAGTAAATCATGGGACGTTACACCCGCAATTCAGCCATTCTGTTCAAGATCGAAACCACCGAGGGCACCGATGCGACCCCGACGGGGGCGGCCAATGCCCTGCTGGTTTCTGATCAGACCATCAACCCCCTGAATGCGCAAAACGTCGACCGGGCGCTGATCCGCAACTACTTTGGTGGTTCTGAACAGCTGGTGGGTACGGCCTATGTCGAGCTGTCATTCACGGTGGAGTTGGCCGGCTCGGGCACAGCCGGCACGGCGGCGGCCTGGGGTGAGCTGCTGCGCGGCTGCGGTATGGCTGAAACCGGCGCTGCCGGCTACAAGCACTATGCGCCCGACACCCCGGCCAACCAGAAGAGCGGCACCATCTACTACCACGACGACGGCGTGCTGCACAAAATGCTCGGTGCCAAGGGGACATTCAAAGTTGGCATGGGCATTGGCGAGCGGCCAACGCTGCAGTTCACCTTCATGGGCAAATACGGCGGCGTCACGGCGGTGGCCAACCCCACCACCACCCTGACGGCCTGGAAGGCGCCGCTGGTCATCACTGACCCGAACACGTCAGACGTCAAGTTTGGCGGCACCTATGCGGCCGGCGTCGTCACGGCGGGCACCAGTTACACCAGCCGGGGCCTGCAGCTCGACATGGGCAACTCGGTGCAATACACCCCGCTGCTGGGCGCCGAGTACATCGACATCACCGCGCGCGAGGTCACCGGCAGCCTGCAGCTGGACCTGACGGCGGCGCAAGAGGCCACCTTCATGACCAGCGTGCTGGCCAACACCCTGCAGGCTGTCAGCATGGAGCATGGCACCACCGCAGGCGCCATCGTCGGTGTGTACATGACGGCGGCGCAACTGATCAACCCGAGCAAGGCAGAGGCCAATGGCCGCCGGTTGATCGGCTTTGACGTGCGCAGCGTGCCGGTTGCCGGCAATGACGACCTGATCATCTACTGCAAGTAAGGCGGCGTGGCATGTTCAACATTGACCCTGCGCCGCAGTTCACCGCGCCCGTTCCCTTGAGTCGGCCCGGCCTGGCTGAGCCCATCGAGGTGCAGATCACCTTCAAGCACAAGAACCGCGCCGAAGTGGCTGCCTGGGTGGCCAAGGGCGCCGGCGCTACCGACGATGTGCAGCTGCTTGGCGAGGTGATTGAGGGTTGGACAGGACTGATCAATGCCAAAGGCGAACTGGTGCCATACAACGCCACGGAGTTATCCAAGCTGCTGACGAACTACACACCAGCACGCGGGGAGATCTTCCGGGCTTACCTCGGCGAGCTGACGGAAGCCAAAAAAAAAATCTGACCGAGGCTGTCACCAGACTGATCAACGGATGGGAAGACACCAAATCCACCAAGAAAGCGCTGGCGGCCATGGGCCTCAAGCTCGTGGAAGCTGCCGCCCCGCAGTCGCTTGGCATCTGGCCGGAAAACGTGCACGCCTTCAACGTGTACTGGCACCTGGAGGACCAGTGGCGCATGGGCGGCATGGGCGGTGTGATCGGCATGGACTTGACCATGCTGCCGTTTTTTCTGGAGCTGGAGAAGGTGCCGCGCAGCGACTGGCTGCAGGTGACCACCGAGGTACGCGCCATGGCTGCAGAGGCGCTGCGCTTGCTGCGCGCAAAAACTGAAAGCTGACCCCATGTCCAAAGCACAGATCGACCTCACCGCAACAGACAAGACCGCCGCAGCATTCGCTTCGGCCAAAAAGAACCTGCAGGGCCTCAATGAGCAGGCGCGCTCGCTGCCCGCCAGCTTTGGCTCGCTGGGCATAGCCATTGCGGCGGCGGTGTCGGTGGGCAGCCTCAAGGGCATCATCGACGGCGCCGACGAGCTGAGCAAACTGAGCCAGAAAACCGGCATTGCCGTTGAAAGCCTGAGCGAGCTGAAGTATGCGGGCAGCCTGGCCGACGTGTCCATCGAGGCCATTGCAAAGGGCGTCAAGGCGCTCAGTGTCAATATGTTTGAGGCCGCGAC